ATCGTTATCCTCTGAATCCAACAGTGCGTATAAAATCTGTAGAAGTATTTGAACACGCAGGCAATTCTGCCACATACGAAGGCGACATTCCTATTATACGTGAGTGTTAAATGAACAGTTTTGAACGCATATGGGCTCGGGCGACCGGGCACCTAATGGGACAGACAGACGAAGATCGTCCGGATGTTCCTATTCTTACTGTCCGGGAAGCAAGAATAGCACTGTTCTTAAAAACTTTTTGGGTCATCATCCACGTTGTCACCTGCCTGTTTATTATTGCCAACGTCATTAGGCATTGGTAAATAGTTTTATGCGTACATTTGCTATCAATAGAATCGTTGCCAGCAACGAAAATAAAATATTCCTAATCGCTGGCCCCTGCCAGATAGAAAGCCAAACACATGCAGAACACACTGCTGGTGCTATAAAAGAAATCTGCGATGATCTAGATATCGATTTAGTCTATAAAAGCAGCTTCGACAAAGCCAATAGATCTAGTTTAGGCACCCAACGCGGTATTGGCATCGACGAAGGTTTGAAAATTCTCAACAGTATCAAACATGAATTAGATGTACCTGTGCTTACCGACATACATGAAAGCTATCAGGCACAGTTGGTCTCAGATGCAGGTATAGATGTCATACAGATTCCTGCATTTCTGTGTAGACAAACTGATCTGTTGCTAGCAGCAGGTGCTACTGGCTGTGCTGTCAATATTAAAAAAGGTCAGTTTCTTGCTCCGCATGATATGCGGAATGTTGCTGAAAAAATAGCATCAACTGGCAATCAACGTATCATGTTATGTGAAAGGGGATACACTCATGGATATAATAATCTTGTTGTGGATATGCGTAGCCTACCCATTATGGCTAGCACCGGCTATCCAGTGGTCTTTGATGCCACTCATAGTGTTCAGCAGCCTGGAGGCCTGGGCCAACGATCAGGAGGAGATAGGACCATGGTCCCGTACCTGGCGAGAGCTGCTGTAGCCACGGGCTGTCTAGCAGGTGTATTTGTAGAAACACATGAAGATCCAGATAACGCTCCGTCAGATGGACCTAATATGATTCCATTAAATCAGTTAAAACAGCTATTAGAAGACTTGGTTGCCATAGATGGAATTGTCAAAAGAAGAACGTAAAAGGATTAAACGAGAGGCCAAAGCCGCTAAAGCCGCACATCAATATGCAGCCATAGTGGCCAATCTCGATCCCAATACCAAGATCACTATCCTGTGTGTGAGATTCGGCAATAAGTATGGCCGCGAATACGTAGAAAGACTACGCAACATGATAGCAAGGCACATCACTGTGCCTTATGAACTGGTGTGTCTTACAGATGACCAACATCCCATACAAGGTGTTCGCAGCATCGTCCAGCCTAACGCCAACTATCCCAGAGGTTGGTGGCACAAGGTACACATGTTTGATCCCAATCTACCCTTGAGAGGCCGAGTATTATATTTCGATCTAGATGTAGTCATCCATGCCAACATAGACAAACTCACGGTATATTGTCCCGGACAATTCATAGGCATACATGATTTCAACAGAAAATTCTATGCTTCATGGCGATATCTCAACAGCTCTGTGATGGCCTGGGAACACGGCACCCAGAGCCATATCTGGACGCAGTTCCAAACCAATCCCAGAGATGCACAGAGACTGCAGGGAGATCAGGATTGGATTTGGAAATTATGCCAAGGTGCGATAAAATTTTGGCCCAAAGAATGGATCATGAGTTACAAATGGGAAATCCGAAATCGCAGTGAACTCACCATGAACAACGGCAAACGCACATTCGCCACGGTTCGCAATGATGTTATTCCCGATCCAGAATGCTCGGTGGCGGTGTTCCACGGCGATCCAAATCCCTGTGCGGTGCAGGATAAGTTTGTAGTTGACAACTGGCGGTGATGATGTTATACTTGTAGTATGACATTTACTACACATCAGAGCCAAATCCGCACAATCAGGCAAAACGATGCACGTTTTCGTATTGTTGATGAATTTGTCGTGAGTCCTAGAGCAGGATTCGAAATTTCAATACTATGTCCACGAGAGTACAGGTCGATATTATCTGAATGCATTGATCGTGGCTGGATCAAACCTGTGGCCTATATGACAGAACGTGAACTGCTTATTTCAGGTTTAGCTGGAGAGTGATATGAGTATTACCTATACTGATCACGAATGTCGTTTGAAACTACAAGAAATCTACGAAGGTCGTATTTTGGTTATACCGGCCGATTTAGATCATGCGTATCAAATGATGAACCTATCAATGATGTATATCAGAGACGATCAGCAACGAGTAATGAGTTATTTAAAACAGGATACTGTAAATGGTTAAACGCATAGGATTTGCCTGTAAATGGATCAACGATCCTTCCGAAGTTGACGGGATGAAAATCAATGCTCGAGACCGTGAGCTTAATACAGGGTCGACTACAGTGGCATGGCTTAAACGACAGACTGCTGATGTAGCAGAGCAGAGACTATGGGATCTCATGGTAAGAAACATTGAATCAGTTCGCAAACTTGTAGAAAGAGTAGGTACCTTAGATGACGAACTTCGCATGGTCCGTATTGGCAGTGATGTGCTGCCTGTTTATACTGAGCGTAATTACAGCTGGTTTTGGCGTCAAGGCCATGTGGTCGCATATGCCCAACAGCATTTTGCTGAGGTGGGGCGTATTGCTAGAGATCGTGGTGTTCGTCTCAGTTTTCACCCTGGCCAGTTTACTGTGCTGGCATCTGATAATCCCGATATTGTTGATCGTAGCATAGAGGAGTTTGAATATCATGTGGATATGGCTCGCTGGATGGGGTTTGGTAAAACATTTCAAGACTTTAAGATCAATGTGCATATCGCTGGCCGACAAGGTCCAACCGGTATCCGCAGTGCTTTGGCACGGATGACTCCCGAAGCCCGCAACTGTCTTACTATAGAAAACGATGAAATGACCTGGGGCATAGAACACAGTCTTGAACTGGTAAAAGACTGTGCTTTGGTCTTAGACATACATCACCATTGGATTAAAACTGGAGAATATATTGAAAGCACTGACGACCGTGTTAAAGGGATTATTGATAGTTGGCGTGGTGTGCGCCCTGTCATACATTATAGTGTATCACGGGAAGACTGCCTTGTTGCTCATCCCGGACACATCCGCCCCGATCTTTCGACCCTCTTAGAGCAAGGCTACAAAAAAGCCAAACTGCGGGCACACAGTGAATTCTATTGGAACACTGCGGTCAATGAGTGGGCGCTGACCTTCAGAGACCAATTCGATATCATGTGCGAAAGCAAGGCCAAAAATCTAGCCAGCTTCGCACTTTACGAACAGGCCAAAAAGATTATTTCTGGGTCTGTGGCTTACGACCACGCCCTGTTGCTTTCTTAACAGCAGTTTTAGTTTTTGTAGCTGCCTTCTTCACTGCTGTTTTAGCCTGTTCCACAACCACAGCAGCATCAGCCGTATCTACTACACCGTCTTTATTAATATCAGCTGAAGATTTTACACCTTCTACTGCATTTTGAACAGCAGTCTTTGCATCTGCAGCGTCGACCTTGCCGTCATTGTTAATATCAAGACTCTTAGAACTTCTGTTAAAATACACCAGAGCACCGATGATAACCGCTACTATCGCAATCGCTAATAAGATTTCCATTTTGAATTCTCCTTGGATTAATATTTAGTACTTGTTTATGGGTAGGGTAGTACTTGCGGGCATATCCCAGATGGCTTTTTGCTCCACTCCTATTCGTTGAGCAAATCGTTTGCTATCACAGTCAGCACAACAATGAAAATAATTGTTGCTGAGACGCTTCTTATCCATGTGTTTGAGATCTCGAGTAAATTCCCGGTCACAGCTGTCGCATCTCAAAATCACTGCGATTTTGTTTCTCACATATTCATGCCTATGTCCTAGTTTACTGAGTCTAACATAATGATTCTGTTGGATTTCTGTTTTGATGAACATAATGTATTTACATTAGGCTTATAAAACTTTGGGCTAAATACACTCAGCAACTGCTAATCCTAGGAAAAACTATGGCAAGAAAGACAATTGATATCGGTGCTATCGGCAATGACGGCACCGGTGATAGCATAAGAGATTCGTTCCGCAAGGTCAACGATAACTTTCGAGAACTTTACAGTTCTCTAGGTTTAGGTGAAAATCTCACCTTTATTGGTCTAGGTGACACACCCCAAGCATATGTTGGTCAAAATGATCCCGTCACTGGATCGACTCCGTTAGTCACTATTAATAATACTGAATCAGGATTGACTTTTAAAAGATTAGCGGGTGGCTCAGGA